TATCCTCTTGACATGCAGCATGAGCAGGATTTCCGTCGCCTCGCTGTCAGACCGGCTCCCGCGCAGGAAACCCGGCAGGAAGGGGACGCCCTTGGAGCTTGCGCTTTCACGGGTTTCATCAAGGCCACCCATAATGAATAGCTCATCATCACGCACGGACACCGACGTTTTCAGCTCACGCTTTAGAAGTGTCGGAGAATTGATGCTGCTGTTATCCGTTTTCTGGAATGTGGATAGCTGGTGCGTGACGGACAGGACAATTTCATCTTCTCTGATCTGGGGTTTCAGATCGAGAATGACCCCGGAGCTTTGATATTCAACGGACTGAACCGGCTGACCGTTATTGGTGTAGGTGACGTTCCCCAGCGTCGGCACCTCAGCCCCTGCCAAAAACCTTGCATGCTCCCCATCCCTGACGCGCACGACCGGGGCAGAGACGACCTTGAAGCGCGAGTCACCGGAGAGGACAGACCAGGCCGCATCGACATCGTTTAACCGCAGCCGGACGGAAGAGGACGCATCAAGGACGCCATTGATCAGGGAGACGCCAAGCCCCTTGGCACGGTCAAGCAGCCCGAGGGCGACGGACATCGCATTGTTGCCCCCCTCGCCCTTTCTCACTTCGTAGATCACGGCCTTGACCAGCACCTCACCGGACGGCCTGTCTATTTGCCCGACCAACCGGGAAAGCCGCGCCACATCCGCAAATGACCCCCGATAGACAATGGCATCATCGACTTTACGTGTCAGGGTGTCGTTGATGGACGGGCGGGTGCCTGTTACCGGGTTCAGGCCATCGCCCGAGAGACCCCGCACCGTGGAGAACCCGGCAGGGTCGACAACCGTCCCCGCCAGTTCCTTAAGGTACCCCGCACCCCTGAACTTCGGGAAATATACATAGACATCCTCGGTTTCCGGCTTGGTACGGGAGACATGGCTGACATCCTTGTATTTGACTATCGAATAGCCCACGCCCGACAGGGCGATTTTCAGGTAAGACAAGACCTCTTCTGACTCTGCATCGTTGAACCGCGCCGTGATGCGCTTGTCCAGCGCCAAAAAATCATCGTCAAAGAGAAAGGATTCTTTTCTCAGGTCGTTCAGGACAAAATAGGCGAACTCATTGACCGCTATATCGTTGAGGGAGACATTCACCTTTTCCGCAAGAGCAGGACGAGCGCAGAACAGGAAAGCAAGAAGAAAAAAATATCGCATCATTTCATCAAAGCCGGAATAGACAAAGAACGTTTAACCTCTACATCGACATGATGCAGATCAACGCCATTACTTAATAAAGCCATCCGACCATCAGAAGAATAAAAGATACGCCAACCGTGCATATACAATGATTCTTCACTATGCACCGCCACAACCTCAGAACCGTTGATGAACTCTATTCTTGTAAAAGAGCGATCACCAAAGCGACCTGTATAAACGATACGAGGCCGTGCAGTAAGCAAGACACTTGAAAACTTTGCAGCAGCGGAACCACCAACAGGAGCAGGAAGATAAGAGGAAGAGACAGGAACCGAAGGAGACGCCGAAGGAGCAACAGGAGGGACTATTTCTGTTTTTGGTTTTTGTGGTTTCGGAGTAAAAAAACCGACAACATGATAGACAGAAAAAATAAGCGCAATTAATGCAACTGGCACACCAATCTTAAAGAAATTAGACTTAAAAATATTTCCACGATCATCAATATTAAGCTCTACCGCATCCGCTGAATTATCCGACTTCTGAGAATGGGACTGATAAAAACAGTAATACTCCGGGTTATAGGTGCGCTGGATTGACCTGACCGGGACATCACGCGACTTCTTTGCCCCGGAATAGACATCCACCCGGTAATGCCTGACCGCGCCAAGCGCGGTATGCTTTTCCATGTGGTAGGTTTCTTCGATCACCGGCCTGATCTTTTTGCCAATGTCGTTAACGTCCTGGGTGATTAAAGCAACATCGCAGGTATGGCCGGAATCCTCATGCACGAAATGACGGTGCATTCTAAAAAAGTTCAGTACGAATTCAGGAGGACGGGAAAAACCATCAAAAAAACGCCAGACCTCATCTAATGCAATCAGATCACCAGACTGCACAAATGATTCGGCGGAAATATCAGTCTTCCAAAATGACCTTTTAGTTACGTCATCATGCTCGACATGCACAATCGAGCCAATAGCCGACTCCGCCACCCCTTCCGCTAGAAGAACGAGGCGCATTTCCTCAAAGTTCAGCCCGGCAATATTGGAGACGACACGCCGACCTTGACGCAATGCCCCAAGGATAACGACCGTTACGACTTCGTAGCTTTTACCGGAACCCATGCGCCCGGTATAAACTTTAATTGCCATGCTGAACCCTTACTGTAAAAAAAGGCTTACTTGAAAAACAGCCTATACAGAACGTAACAAACAAAACCACCGACCGAGATAAAGCCCCACAGAATCACCTGATACAAATCAGCAACATCCGCAGCACTCATAAAAATCACCTCACCCGAGAGGATTTATTTTTAGCACGCTCCCACTGATAGTATGCGCGGTAGTAATTACGCCTCTTTTGCAACCGCTTATAACGACGCTCAAACGACCTTAGTTGCAAATCAGCACGATACGCACCCAAGCCGCCTTTTCGAAACAGCAAAAAAATACGGACGGACTTATAAAGCACATAAACACCAACGAGCGCCAACGCAACCGAAAAAACACCCCCGCCAATATTAAAAATATCTGACGTGAGAGGCGACGTAATAGACAAATACTGCATAAAACCCCCTTAGCCAATAACAGGCAAACGACGGATTAAAAAACGGGAAACATAGGCCGAGACAATGAGCGGAACCCCATAATCCAACCTGAAAAACTTCAGGACAAACCAGACCGAGCCATCAATTGCACCGAAGGCATTGGAAAGCACCGACGCATCCGCAAACTTCCCGAGATAACCAACCGCATAAGGCACAAAAAAAGCGACCAGCGCAAATACAGCACTGAACACCAAAAACTTGACGACGATTTCACGAAATAACCATGTGAAAGCCGTGGCAACAAAAGGGATAAGGGGGATTGCCATGTCAGGCACTCATCACAATACGGAAAGCGACCAAAGACCAAACCGCCATCATGACCGAAGAAAGAACAACAAAATATTCATTCATAAAGTCACAATGAACGGTTAGCGAATACTGTTTATCAAAAATGACAAACGTTACCGGGCTGCAAGACCCCGCGCCCACCGGAGGCGACCATGAAAGGAGCGCGGAAAACGCGCCTTTGAAAAAGGCATCATCGAATTGGGAAGAAGGCGGGGGGGTCAAGTCATCGACTTCGGCCTTGCCGCAAATCCAGCCGAGCCAAGCAGGACAGTTACCCTCTTCCTCTCCCCCGTCACCGGCGCCGTTCCCATTGCCGCCGCCCGAGCCATTGCCGCCAGTGCCGCCATTACCATCACCGCCGCCGCCGGGGTTGCTGCCGCCAGTATCACCGCCACCGCCGGGGTTGCTGCCGCCGGAATCGCCGCCGCCGCCCGGGTTGCTGCCGCCAGTATCGCCGCCGCCGCCGGGGTTGCTGCCACCGGTATCGCCGCCCTCACCGTCGCCCGGGTTGTCTGTGTCATCGACATCCCCCGGCGAGCAATACGAGCCGCTGACCTCGCACGAATAACCGCCGTCACCGGACAGGCAGTTATTAAAAAGACAGCCATTGACACAAGACAGGGGCTTTGACAGACCCGGCAATAACAACCCCCCAAAACTGGGGCAGCCCTTGCAAACGCCATTTGCGTCTTTAATCTGACCATAGGGGCAATAGTTAGGCATCACGCACCGCCCCTTTTCATCCTCTATATGCCCATCAGGGCAGGATGACTCAGGGGGGGGGACACATGTGTTATTGCCGGGCAGCCAAAGAAAGCCCTCAGACTGACATTGACAGGACGCATCCGGCTGTTCAACGGAACCAGCAGGGCAGGCAGGCGCGTCACAAAACCACACGCCATAATTGCCCAACATTGGTTTGCCACCTTGCGGGCATGACCGAACCGGCGTTACCGTCGCGCCAAGCTCCCGGCTGCCGCCATCCTGATATGTTTCCCTTAATCCGTAATGATTGCCCACTTGAAACCAAGACCAGACATTATTGCCTGACGCCCCCTGAAGTTGTGCGACAAGGCTATCCATACAGGACGCATCGGTTGAACCTTTTGCATTCCACGCCCCTATACTGCAGGAATAGCTGTCTGTTGTAGGCGGGTACTGCCGGGATTGCGCCGGGATAGAAAAAACAAAAAGAAAAGCAATTAGAAAAAATCTCATTTGAACCCTTCAATGACCGCCCAGGCTGAAAGGACGCCCCAGAAAGCAAAAAACAAGTCCCACATTCCCGGGGCGTCCATGGGCATTACATGCCTTTCAATGCGCCGATGACGATCTTGGCACCCTTGTACAGGACGTAGATGCCAGCCAGCGCGGCAGCAACCGCCATAATCGCGGTGCCAACGCCGCTGAAGTCAATCTGGGACGTGAGGGAGGAAAGGTCGTCCGCAGCAAACGCGGCAGGGGCAGCAACAGACAGAACAACGGGGAAAAACCTTTTCATGTGAGAAACTCCAAAAAACCGGGGGAAGCGCCCCGGAAACGCGACAGGGGACACCCCTGAGTACTTACCAACGCCGGATTGCGTGGAGAACCAGACCGGCTTTTTTTGCCAGAAGCCAGAACCCGAGCGTGACGGAAAAGCAGAATGTGAAAAACGCACCGGCAGCGGGATAATCAATGCCGGCATCAGCACCGCCCGAAGGGCAAGTGAGGGACGCGCCGCCCGGTGCGTTTTGGGTTGTTGCCCAAACGACCGGGGAGGAAATGCCAAAAATGTCCCACTCGAATTTGGAAACCATGACCCAATCACATTTGGCCTCATCGCCAAATTTATTGAGGTTTGCGACCAGAAACCCGTTAGCGTCACGGGACAGGTAGGAGCAATAAGCCATGTCAGGAAGCCAGAAAGCCGGGAAAAGAAAAAACCACTATCCCCGGCACATGCCGGGGATAGTTTTTGGTTAGGCAGCCTTTGCAGCCGGGGATGCGCCTGACGCCTTGCCAGCAGGGGCAAGGGCGGCGGAGAGGACGCGCAGCCCAGCCCTGCCGCCCGCACCGCGTGTGAAGCGCACTTCAGCCATGACTTCAGCCGGGAAGCTGAGGTTTTTAAAGTCATCGAAGACGGACAAGGGCGCTGAACACTCGATGACTTCGATACCAACAACGTCATGGTTGTTGAGGCTGTCAGACTGCTGCTGGGCAAATACTTTCGTCCCGCTAATGCCGTTAAAATCGAAACGCTTTGCGCCAAGGACGTGCAACACAACTTTATTTTGGTTCATTTGTGAAACTCCAATTCACCCTGAAATGGAACCCGCCTGAGCCGAGCGGGTGAATAAACCGGCAGCGGGGAAAGAAATAGGTGAATGCCCCTTATCGTCAGTCATGCTGGCAGCCCACGGCATTGCTGGCTGGGTGCGGGTTGCAGCAGCAACACTGCCCGATCAGGTCGTGGTTGAGCTTGGACAGGTTGACCATCCGCCGACGCCCTACGGTTTTTGTTGGGATATAGCCTTTGTCAATGTTCCCGCGCAAAACCCCCTTGGAGACGCCCACAAGCTCTGAAAAGCGGTCGATGCTCATCAAGGGGATTAGCAGGGGCTGGCCTTGCTGTAGCGATGGCAAGCTGGCTGCTGGCTGGCTTGCCTTGGGCTTCCTGCCTTTCGTTTTTGCGGTATTTGCGGCAAGTAAAAAACTGTCTATTTGTTTCGTCATTACATATTCCTTACGCTGTTTATGGGGAAGTCCGATTTAGCGTAAGGGGTGTTTTACGTAAATGCAAATTGGCGCATTTATACGCTTTGACGCACATTAATTCCGCCGACACGCGGCATCCATCACGATTAAAACCCCGCCGTTATTGGGTTTGGGCGCGATTAACGGGAGGCGTTAATTTATTGCTGGCTATTTATGCAAAGCCACTAAATAATTGCATATCTCGGTGTAATCCGAAGTATTGGGCGGCTGCGCTGATATGTGGTTGCACGCATTAAGCAGGGTGTTCCTTATCAATTGGGCGGGGCGTGCTTTGGCTCAGTGTCACGGATAAAGGTTATGGCGTGACCGGGCAGGACGCGGCAGCGTTGGGCAGGCCTTGGCAGGGCGGGCAGCAGGGAGGGGCGTTGTGGGGGTGTTAGGGCTGAAAAACTTGGTAATCGGGGTCAGCCCCTATTTCCTCTAAAACCTGCCGTATTACGGTTTCAGGCAGAGTCAATCAAAGCGGCTCACCCATTTTTTCGCCTCTTCCGCGCCATCTAATGAATCATCAACCCGGAATAAGCCATCTTTATAATTCATGAAGCGCACCC